ATGCTGCACTTAAATCTGTAGTTGACAAAATAGGCATTAAAGAATATATTGCACCAGAAATACCACCAGAAGGAGGAGAAGCTTCTGACATTATAGGATCTTTATGAATAAACTAGAAATAAAACAAGAAGAACTAGAGCCATTAAAAGACATAATAAAATTTACTAGCGAGGCTTGGAGGCATTTAATACCTTTAAGTAATGGTGATTCTGAAAAAGATTATAGAAATCAAAAAGTTCCTACAGAAGACAGAGCGCAACCACGTACACCAACTGTGGACATATGCACAAACGAAAGATTTTCTGCTGAAGATAAGCTAGAAGCTAGAGTAATTCTAAGAAAATGGTGCAAGGATTTAGGTGGAATAAAACTAACTAACTCTATGATATACCTGCCAGAAACAACAATGAGATGGCACACAAACTCTGACAATCCAGGCGTAAGAAGATACTACACATTTACAAAAGGTGATGCTTGGTTTGCTTGGGTAGATAAAGAGGGCAAGACACACTACGATAAAGATAATATGGGTTGGACTATTAGAGAATTTGAAGCACCTATATGGCACTCTATCTACACAAGTCAGTTGAGGTTTAGTTTTGGAATACAAATGTCATGAACCTTGGTATCATTTAGTAATAGATAATCTGTACGATACTAGTAAAATAAAAGAAGAACTAATTGAGTATATAAAAGCAAGACCTATATATCTAAGCCAAAACACAACTAACATAACTAACTTTAATAGCTTACCTCTAACAAAAGAACTAATTAACTCTGTAAATTTACTAGACTATCTTGACAAGTTTGAACATAGACCAGTAAAGAATCCTGTGGTAGAAACAGATATAAGTATAAATCTACCTAATCATGAATACAGAATACACGATGAGATAGAAAGAAAAGTATTATCTTTTGTAACTTACATACACCCTGCAAAGTCTTACGGTACACTTCTGTACGATAAAGACAAAAACTTTGTAAAAGAAGTAGAGTGGCAACCAAGTAGAACAATGGTGTTTGCAGGTAAGACAGGTCACACATGGCATAACTTTAAATCAGGCGATCATGTAAGACTAACCATGAATAGCTTTATAGTAGACAAAGATGTTTAAACCCTATGCAAAAGAATGGGCTATATACAGAAGCGATAAGATTAGTAAAGTAAGAAAAGCACCATCACTAAAAACATTTGAAGATGAATTATCTAAGTATAACATAAACGCTCTACATATTGACTTGGTAGATAGAAAAAATTTAAACAGTTATGTAGACACATTTGTATATACAGAAGGCACACCAAACTTTGAACATTTTATCTGCAGTAAAAGGGCCGCTTATGCACCTATATCTGGAGTGGGATGGAGTGGTAGTATAGGTACATACAATCCTTTTGAGTATAGATACAAAAACTACGACATAGATACTGACATACTAAACATATATAAGAAGTGTAACAATAATAAATTTAACATAGTAAAAGCAGACCCTGACCTAAGTGAGCTACCAGATAAGTTTGATTTATTTGCACTACAACAACCAACATCTGTAGATAGAAACATAACACAGGACGCATTAAAGTACGCAACAAATAATAAAAGACATGTAGTATTTTCTACACATCCATCATCGAACAACGGAACAGATGAAACTATCAAAGCTGATTGGGAAAAGTTTAGGAGACTAGGTTTACTATCAGAATATACACACTTAGTAAAAGGTGTTAACACAAATAAATTAATAAAGAGTAGCAGTAGAGTTTTTAGTGCTTGTAGTGGTGTAAACTTCTTAGCGATATTAAACAGAAAACCTACAGTAAGTTACCGTAATATGCCTTGGAGTGAAATATCTCCTGTCATCAAAAACGCAACTGAAGACTTTACTGATTGGATACCTGAAGAAAAAGATTTACTTAGATTTCTATCATGGTATTATTACGAATTAAGTACAGACATTACAGTTAATGGTTGGCAGGAAAAACTTTGCAAGAAGCTTCGTACATAAAGAAAGACAGAGTGTCTATGTTCTCTCCGATGGAAGAGAGAATGTCAACAGAAGACCCATTTAGTTCTCTCATGGCAATAGACTTTATGTGTACCGAACTCTGTAACTTAAAGTGTGACTTCTGTCCTAGATCAAAAGACTACCCTAACCTGAACCTACATATGAGTTTAGACATTATACAAAAGGTAGCAAAAGAACTAGCTGATCTAGGGTACAAAAACAGATTACTGTTCTGTGGGTTTGGTGAACCGCTTTTATATAATCACTTAGTAGAAGCTGTAACTATACTAAAGAATGAAATGCCTTGGCAAGAAAACATTCACATAGTTACCAACGGTGACAGACTAAACAAAGCGAAAGCAAAGGAGTTATACGAAGCAGGGGTAAATAAAATCTTTGTGTCTATGTATCAAGGACCGAACCAAGTACACAGATTTAAAAAGATATTCGAAGATGTAGATCCTAGTATGTATCTCCTCCAACACTACTACAAAACAGAAGAAGAGAACTACGGATTTGAAAAACTAAGTAACAGGGCAGGTTACAACTTCGAAGACAAAAGTGTGAATACTACATGTAACTTACCCTTCTACGCTATGAACATACATTACGATGGTGATGTACTACTCTGTTGCCAAGATTGGACTAAGAAGGTACGGTTTGGTAACGTTATGAAAACCAGTGTAAGAGACATATGGGTAAACAATATGGCCTTACAAAGATTTAGAGCAAGACTAAGAGAGAACAGATCAATGTCACCATGTAAGAATTGTAACATAGATGGAACTCTTTATGGAAACAAAAGTAAAGAAGTGTTGAGTGCAGCATGATTACACCAGAAGAATTAGAAGATATGCTAGATCGTGCAGCCAAGCGTGGTGCTACAGCAGCATTGCGTGAAGTAGGATTGCATGATGATGATGCTCGTAAAGATATAATCGAGATGCGTAACTTATTAGAAACGTGGCGTGATACACGTAGAGGTGTATGGTCTACTATCGTAAAGATGTCAACCGTAGCAGTAATAACATTCATAGCCGCATCACTGTGGATGCAAATAGGGAAATAAGATATGGCTAAAAAATTTGCAGGATTCAAGCCTGAGACAATGCACAACAAAATACTCCCAGCGTTAGGCTACAATGGACCAAAAGACCAAAAGTCTATTAACGCTTTTCTAGCAGCTAGTCCTTCAGCAGCAGCTAAGATGGGTAAATATACTATGGTAGCTAGGCAGATGGTAGAAGGTAAACCTGCAATAAACGCTAATGTTGGAGTTGTTGGAGCTAATCTAGCAAAACTTAATCCTTTTGCTGGTTTTGGTACAGATGAGTATAAAAAGAAAACACAAGAAACAATGGAAGCTGCTCAAAAAGCACAAAAGGATAAAGAGACTATGCGCTCTGGAAGCCTAGCAGATAGAGTAGCGTTACAAAGAGCAAACCCTGGTCAGTACAGTGTTGCTGATGCAGTTCGTGGTACTGGTGGAGGTGATGGAGGCTCAAGTGGTAGTAGTCCTTCAGGTGGTTCTAATCTATCAATGCAGCTTCCTGGCGTAGATAGTACAACCTTGAACAAGGCAAGTAGTGCTTCTGGTGATGTCAACTCTGCTGCTGCAACAAGAGGCGGTGGTATGCCGAGTGGTTCAAACTTAACTACACAAATAGGACAAGATCCTACTAAGCCTGTTACTGTTGCTAATGTTGTATCAACAGATGGTGGATCAGCAGCTTTAATACCACAAAACACAGGCCAAGCAGGTGCAGCCAATACAGCAGCAGTAACTACAGGAGGAACATCAGCACAAGCAGCAGCCCCTACCCCAACCCCTGCACCTCAAATGACTGCTGCTCAGTCTCAGGGTGATATACAAAATGCTTTATCTGGCATGAGTTCTGCACAAGGTCAGGTAAGTCCACAGTCTCTGATGCAAGCGCAGACAATGGACCCTAACTCTGCTGCAGCATTACAGCTAGAAGCTGCACAATTAGGTCAAGCACAAACAGTAAAAGCTCCTACTCCTTTACAAGTAACACAGGATCAACTTGTAGATGGTTCTGCTGTAAATCAAGGACAGGTAGATTCTACTCTAGCCAAAGCTGAAGCAGCCCTTGTACAAGATGAGATGGCTGACTTAATGCAAGACTTTCAGGGTGGCAAAACACCTGTGTGGGCAGCAGGAGCTATGAGAGCAGCAAACGCAGCTATGGCTGCACGTGGTTTATCAGCATCATCAATGGCAGGGATGGCTATCACACAAGCAGCTATGGA